CAGTCTTTTCCCCTGCGGCGCGGCCGTAAAGGTCCAACACCGACTGCATGTAATCAGTCAACTGGCGTTCGCGGCCAGTTGCGGCCTGCCCTGACCTAAGCAGCCCCCTGGACTCGAGGCTACCCTCGAGCTTTTCGCCAGCCCGTTCATACCCAACGTCGAGCATGCCTTTTTGCTGCCCCTCGCCTGGGGCATTATAGGTCGTTTTCCCAGCCGCGTCCTTACCGAACGTGCCACCAGCAGCCCGCTTAACCTCAGCATCAATCTTCGCTTTTGCGGCTTCATTTGCGCTGGTCGCAAGCTGGATCAACGAATTGAGGTAGTCGGTAGATGCTGCCATTACGCAGACTTCCGGGTCCGCACAACTTTCGGCTTGGCAGCAGAATCAAGGCGTCGAACGTCAGATTTCAGGTCACGGACGTCAGCTTTGACGTCAACCATGTCGCCCTTCACGTCTTTCACGTCGTTCTTTACCTCTTGGATAATAGCCATTGACTGACCGTGCTGCTCGGTGTTCCGCTTATCCAAGCGATACAAGAGCCACATTACAGGACCGCCGATGACTGCTACAACAATAGCCGTAATTGCTTGGCTCACGACGGGTCGCTCCACTGCCAGTGCCACCACTCAAACTCGGGGTTGGGTTGGCCGTTGTCAAGGAACGGAAGTCCTTGCAGGGTGAACCCGTAGGTGGGTGCGTTCTTGCACAGCCATTTGCGTGCCCGTTCGGTAAGCGGCTTGGTGCCATTTTTCGTCTTCGATCCGAGGTCAATGGCGACGCCCCATTGGTGCGGGGAGCCACGATCGGGGCTGGCTGACGGGGCCATGCCGGGCTTGAGGTACCAGGTCGCGCCTTGCCAGGTGCGAGTTACCTGCGGTTTGCGGCCCCCGTCTTGCTTAGAGTACCGCTGAAGGAACAGTTGCTCGACCTCTTTGGGGCTGCGGTATGCGCCCAAGTTGACGAACTGAATCTTTTTGCTTTTGGCGTCTTCGATCATATTCTCGAAGTAAATGTTGCATTCCTTCCACAGGAGCCCACCGATGGGGGTCTTGGTCAGGAAATGGTCGGGGAGGCCCGTGCTCTTGTACTTCTCAAACCCGTCGGGGATGACCAGCGCGGCGGCTGGGATGCCCTTGTTCTTGCCGACGGCAAGCTTGAGGCGTCGGGCGAGTGGCTGCTTACCCGTTGGCATCGGAGCCTCGACCGAATGCCTGATCCTTTGGGTTGAGGTAGCGCATGACGACCGGCAGGGCCGCGGCCCACAGGGCGTTGAGCGCAGCCTTCCAGTCTTGACCCGAGGCGATGTACGAGGCGATGCCTGCACCGGCTACCGAGCGTGCGTATGACGCGATGAGCGCCTTATTCACTGCTACCAGCTTCATCTTTCTTTCTCCTTCGTGTGCTTGCTCCAGACCCGATCATCACGCCGGACAGGGCTCCTGTCAGGAACGAGATGGTTGGGGTGAGAATCTTGAAGAACTCGGCATCGTTGGGTGCCTGCTCCATTGGCTGGCTGACCCAGATGAGGCTGTAGAGAATTGTCAGTACGGATGCCACGAGGCAGACGCCGAGGATAAGGCCGATGAAAAAGCGGAGCCGGGCGTCTAGTTCGTCTGCGCTGAGACGTTCCCCGTTGCCTTGTCTCAGCCGCATTTGCTGCCCCCGACGCCACCGACGGCGGGCTCGGTTGAGAAGCCATAAGCAATAGTCGAAGACGGCACCCATCCCAAAGCCTTGTTCTTAGTGCGGACCACGGTTGTGGTCGCGGCGGATCGGACATAGCCACAGGGGTCGCGAAAACGGTCGGAGCAGGCCACCAGTACGGAGCCGAAGATAACGGCAATCAGAATCAGGCGGGAGATAACCATGTCGACATCGTGGCACAACTAGACCCGCGTTTCTAGGGGTTATGACAGTTTGCGGATGGCTCCGCGCAAGATCATGTACGAGCCCGTCACGTTTGTGCCGGAGTATGCGTTGGCAAAAGCAACTAGCTGACCGCCGCCAGCCGTTTGATACGGGGACATTGACCCGGTGGTGCCAACCAAGACCGCCCCTTGGAAGATGGCCGTCCCGAATCCGCCGTTACTCCAGAATGCTTGGATTGCCCCAGCGGTGCTGCCATACGATCCGCTCGGCAGCGTTACCGTGAAGGAGTTCGCCCCACTCAACGTGCCAGTCAAAAAGACAAGCGCCTCGAACACCATTATTTGCCCGACCATGTAATAGGAACCCGACGCGGACGAGATGTTGAATGGTCCTGTTGGCGTCCAGGTTCCCGACGACGCTGGAGCTGTTGAAGTAACGGTAACGTCTCCGCCGGTCCTGCTGACCGTGATGCCTGCGCCTGCCGTGATTGTAGTGACGGCATTGGGGGAGCTGATCGTGACAACGCCAGTAGCGCGGTCAATCGTGATGTTCGTGCCTGCGACAATGCCCGAGACGATGTTGGTGTTCAGGTAATCCTCGAGAATGTTATCTCGTACCGTCAAATCGTCTACAAGCTGGTCAAGTTTTTTCTTGTCGGTGAGATTAGCGAGGGCCCCTGAAATGTCGTCCCAGCGGATCGGGAACTCAAAGGCGATCATGCTGTTGTATTCCTGCGCAGTCGCGCTGGTCCCTGACCCCTGCCCGACGCCAATGCTAGTGAGGCTAGTAACTGTCTCCGCCGGGCCCGATCCTGACGCGCCGTAGATGGTTTGCTGGGCGAGGCCGTCAAACCGCTCGGTCACATTTGCTCCTTGAGCACGGCCATGACGCGGCGCACCTTCATGCCAGCAAAGTTGACTTGCACCTCAAACCCGTAGCCGTAGCCAGGGTTGTCGGGTCTGAAACGGAAGACGCGGCCCATGAAGCGGGTGCCAGTCCCAGGGATTGCCGATCCCGCGTAGTTACCAGCGTTCATGGTGGTGGACGATACGTTGCCAACAGAGAACGCTAGGTCGGCGGGTGGGAACTTCATGTTGATTGCGCAGTTGATGCTTCCATCGCCGTAGTACAGGTTAGGACTGCCCAACTCGACGAGCTCGACCTCGACGTAGACGTCGGTGACGGTAATCGGCGTCTGGCTCATGTAGTCAGCCAAGAGGACCGTGCCGGTCGCAGGGTTGCCAGCCGAGTCGGTGCCAGGCTCAAAAGTCGGGATGCGCAGCGTCTGGATCGCCACCTTCTTGTCGGTGACGTTGTGCTCCATGATGGTGCAAGCAGGGTTCGACCAGAAGTCGGTGCGCGACTGGGTGACGTTCACTGGGTAATACCTAACGGTGTCGCCCGTCGCTGCCCCAGTTGCCGTGGGGATCGTAATGCGACACCAGCGCGCCTGCTGGTTGAGCAAATAGATCATGCCGGTGACGTCGGTGTCGTCGTCGACGGTGTGGCAGACCTGCAAGACGCCAAGTGGCCCCTTACCGAGGTTCAGGTTTTGGATGTTTCCAGCAAACCGTTGGAATGCCATTGGCTGAACTCGAGCACCGTTGACGGTGTAGAGGTTGACTGGGTAGCCGATGGTGCCCGTGTCGGAGTTGAACACGACCTGGTTGTTCCATTCAGACGCTGGGTCGGAGCCCAAAATGCCGAGGCCGTTGTTAATCTGGCGCACCGACGCCGAGTAGTTGAGGACGCCGGTAACGACGTACCAGCCTGACGGCTTGCCGATCAGCAGGTCGTAGTTGCGAGGGACGATCGCGGTGATGTTGTCATAGAGGTAGCCAATGCCGATGTAGTTAGTCAACGTCCAGGTCGTGAAGTCGGCTGCGTTTGAGAAGTAAAGGTTTGACGACTGGCCGTAGCCGACGAGTCTCGCACCCCAAACAGCCGTGCCCAGAATCTGACCGTCGCCCGTTGCCGTCATGCCGCTTACGGCGACCGTGGTTGGAAATCCTAAGTAAACCGTGCCGTCTATGTTCAGCTTGTAACGGATTAGCTGCCTGTAATCGCCCGAAACGTAAACATCAACGAGATCTTTGTTCGTACCTCCGATAACCAGCGTCGGACGGACAGTCAAAAAATCTACAAGCGACCCCGCGAGGGTCAGCGTGTGGCGCACTACGGTGCCAGTCGAGGTGACTGCGTACAGGTACGCTGCCGAGGCCGTCTTGGCAGTGAAGCAGGTCAGCCCGTTCAGCCCTGCGGGTGGGCCGACGTCGGTCCAGCCTGCATTCGTGATGACACCCCCGCTGACGTCCGTGCCAGACAAGAGAAGCGTGTCGGGGCTGTACATCGGGATGAGGGTCGCGTCGTCCATTGCGACAGCGACGTTCTGGCCCGTGAACGTGTTACGGGGCTGCTTGGTGGCTGAGGCTCCGACGTAGTAGCCGCCGGTGAAGTCGTCCCATTCGACGATCTTGGTGGCCATCAGTTACTGCCAGTTGACGTACGAGTATTCGCGGGCGGTCTGGATTCGTCGGCCGGTCTTGCGGCGGACATCGTCACGCATCCTGTTCAGCAGGTCGTTGGACTGGTTGAGGTACACCTGGGCGCGGCCTTCGTCTTGGCGGCGGAGGGCGCAGAGGTATGCGCCGTAGGCGACGATCCATTGGTGCAGGAAGGCTGGCATGAGCGGCGTCGAGCCGTCGGCGACGAGTTCGGGTTCAGCTTGGTAGTAGTAGAGGGTGCCGAGGACCATTTGGGTGCCGATGGGGTAGATCTTGGCTTGGTTGCCTGTGATCGTCCAGACGTATGGGTAGCCGAGGGCGTCGGTGTAGAGGAACTGGTTGAGGTCAACGTAGGTGACGGGTGCGTCGTTGACGACGAGTTCTTTGGCTCGGATGAAGTCGCTGGGGAGTTCGGCGGTGCCGATATTGGCAGGAAACGCCAGTTGTACCGTATTGAGCAACCACGGCCAGTCGCGGGTCATGGTGATGACGTTCAGCGCGTCCTCGATCGCCTGGTTCACGACGGTGTCGGTGATGAGGCCGTCGCCGGACGACGGAATGGCGAGTCGGTTCTTGATCTCGGTGCGAAGCTCGCCCTTGTTCATGCGGGTGAGCCTACTACGGCGGGCTGCTCGTTTTCTTGTAGTGGCCCGTAGCAGGCGTCCAGCTGCTCGGCGTATTCTGCCGCTATCTGCGGCACCAACTGCTGTATCAGCCCATTCATGGCTCGTTGCGCAGAGTGCGGGTCGATGTGTTGGAGGTACAGCACCTTGGGGATGTGGGCTATCTCGGTTGCGAGGGCTGTGCGGAC